CCTCCATCCCCTGTGTGATGATCCGGGCGATCTCGTCGCGAGTGGTCGCGTCGATGTTGGCGACTGCTGCGGCCCCACGATCCTTGATGGCCTGGACTGCCCGGGGGTTTTTGAGGTCAAACGCAAAGCCGACCCGGAACTCCGCCACCCGGTGCTTCGCGGCGGCAGCGATCGCGGCCCCGGCAGCCTCCTCGATCGGGACGAGGAAGTCGGCGAGTGTCGCCTGGTAGGCTACTTCGAGTGCCCCCTCGATCGCAGGGAGGGTAGAGGCCTCGCCGAGGATCCCCGGGCCGACCCGCTCAAACTCGCGCATAAAGACGGCCCGGTGCGCCCGGAACGCCTTCGCCATCTGCCCGGCGAGCTTCGTCTCAATAGGTTTGAGTGCCCGGTCCCGCTTCCAGATCTTCGTCAGGGCGACGATGCTTTCGAGGAGATCGCGGAGTGGTGTCACGCCGACACCTCCCGGAGGTAGGCCTCCAGCCGCCCGATCGCCGTCGCGAGTGCTGCCTCGCTGTCATCCGGCTGCGAGTCTTCGTCCTCTGGGAACCACTCCTCGACGAGGTCGGCGGCGTGCTCTTCCCCGAGGACGTCGAGGAGCATCCGAGTCAGATGCTTGATCGGGATCGTGCCTGCCGCTGCGGCGCCCTTGAGCGTGCCAGCATGGATGATAGCATCGACCTGCTCGGTGAGATCGCGTTTGAGGATCGAGGGGAACTTGACCTCGACCGTCCGGTTCATCGGCTCCCCCGTCTCCGGATCGATACCGAGCGTCACAATCCGGTCGCCGTCATCGTCGATCTCGACTGTCGCTCCCGCATGTAGCGGCCCGGACGGCATCATCGCGGCCTGGTCGATGATATAGTCGAGGATGTTGCTGAGGATCGACGACCAGAGGCTTTGCCGAGCGGTAAACTGGAGCTCCATCGGGCGCTCCATGGACTTCGCGGTCGCGAGGTTGCCGGTCGAGGGGTCCCCGGCGAGGTAGGGCTCGTTGATACCGGTCGCGCTGCAGACCATCAGCATCAGCCGGCGGGCGTCGTCCATGCTGGTCGTGACGCCGGAGGTCTTGATCGGCTCGAGCTTCGTCCCGGGCGTCGTCACAAAGGTTCCACCGACCGTACCGCCGCCCTGTGCCCGGGCCTCGGCGAGCCCCTGCTGCAGCCGGGGGATCATCTCCTGGAGTTTTGAGACGGCGGCGGTTGCCGCCCGTTTGTTCGCACCGGTGAGCTGCATTGCGAATTTCGAGAGAGCGTCGGTGATCGTGACCCATTTCTCCAAAAACACCTTGTAAGCGTTAGCCCAATCGCAGGCCGCGTAGAGTTCCGAGACGCCGAACTGCATGTCGTCGAGACGGTTGACGCTGACATGGTAGATCGGGGTATCCGCCCGGACCGGGATGCCAGCGATGTATGCGGGATGACCTCCGCGAGGGTTGTACCGCCAGTCGGGGTAGTAGGCCTTTTTTGACTCAGTGACCGGGTACCCGGTTGAGGGGTTGACGGTCGTCACGGTCCAGGTGCGGAGGTAATACCAGGGGTCCTGGGCGTCCTCTGGGTTAGTGATGATGGCCTCGATCTCGTCGAACGGGATCGTACGGACCTTGACGTGGCCGGTGCTCGGGTTGACAAAAAACACAAAGAAGAGGTTAGCGAATAGCTGGAGGCCGGTCTCCAGCCGCATCCAGGCTTCGACGTCGCCAAAGACGGTCCGGTTCGTCGGGTCCTTGAGGACCTTCTGCACGACGGCGTCGACGGTCGGGTGCACGGCCCGCAGCGTGACGCCCTGCCCCCAAACATAGAGGTTCTGGACTGCCACGGCTCGCTTGATGAGCGGGTTTTTGAGCCAGTATATCCGGACCATCCGGGAGATCGCGCGGAGCCCCTCGCGGGAGAAGTCTCGATGGTTGCCGCCGATCCGCTGCCACCCTCGCTCGCTGAGCTGGTCCTCCAGGACGGCGAGCCGCTCGACGAGCAGATCGTAGGTGTCGAGGGCTACCTGCAGTGCGTCAGTAAATTGCTGGAGGTCCTGCGAGGTAGGAGCGGGGGAGCTCATGCGACCACCTCAAAAAAGCCGTCGGCGGGGGTCGAACCCGCAACCGCTCCCTTACAGGGGGAGTGCGCTACCTGTTGCGCCACGGCGGCCAGATTGCTCATTTGCCAGTCTCCAGACCAATTGCTGCGAGCCAGTTGTTCCCGGCGGCGACGATCGCCCGGACCTCGTCCTCGGTGATGGTGCCGTCCTCGATCGCGTCACAGATGACGTCGACGGCTGCACGGGTCGCGTGTGCGGCCGCGATGGTCCGGCGACCCCATGCCCGGCCGGCGAGGGCAGAGAGGATCGCGGTCCCGGCGATCGCGGCGACGGAGTAGAGGAGATCGAGGGGGAGTGCCTCAATCATTCGCCCCTCCCGGACCCGACGACCTGCCCGTCGCGGATCACGTAATACCCGCCCGGATACCGGAGAGTGTAGGAGGTTGCGCCGGCGGCCTCGTACTGCTCGATCTGCTCGACAAGCGATGCCTGGATCTCCTTGGTGTGGCCGTTGAGGATAAAGGAGCGGACGGCCGGAGAGATCGGACGCGGCCCGGGTGCGGCGCCGTGCGAGTGGTTCGGGGGCGCGGGAGGATCGGGAGGCGATGCGCGAGTGAAAAATGCGCGGATGGCGTCGACGACCGTGATCAGGAATGTTGCCAGTCTAGACATGTCGGAGCCTCCGATTTGGCTATAGATATATCTGGGCGCTCTAAGCACTTAAATGTTGAAGAATTTATAAATTTGTAAAAACGTAGGTATTATATAGTAGGAGTTACACCGGGCTGATACTCACCTCGTCGCCGTAGGTGACGATCTCGCCCTCGTGCGACTCGAGCGCCTTGAGTAGCTCCACGAGCGAGGCATGAGCGCCGGAGAGCGCGTCCACCTGGTCGTCGTGGGCGCCGTCCGGGAAATACTCTAGCTCCTGGAGGAACGCCCGGATCCACTCGCCCCGGACCAGCACCACCTTGCCGTGCTCGGCGGCGCTGGAGATGGGTTTGGCCCGCAGAATCTTGCTGCCGGTCGACGGCCGGCCGACGACGGCAAACCCGGGCAGGGCGTCGACGAGGTTGTCGATGTGGTAGAGCGCGGCGCTGCCGGGCTCCTGCTCGACGATGATCGGGGTGAGGGGACCATCCATCGCGGCGGTCGCGGCCACGGTCTCCATGACCGTACCGGGGCTCTCCTGGAGCCGGACGACGTCGAGGACGTAGAAGTATGGCTCCTTGTAGCCGAGGAGGAGGCCGACCGTCCAATCAGGATCTTTGTTCTTCGCGGTGCGCCGGGACCCGGCGAAATCCCAGTACCGGACGGCGATGTCGACGGCCGGGGCCTGGTCGACGATCTCGAACCATTCCCGCCTGAAGTACATCCCGGCGACCGGGCGGATCTTCCAGTTGCCGTTGAGCAGCCGCTCCCGCTCGACGCGGTCCAGCGCCATGAGGCGGGCGCGGTACCCAGGGTCCTTTTGCGTCAGCGCTGGGTTATCGTCGAGTTTTGCCGGGATAAACGTGACTGACGTCGGGACCGCGTCAGGGTATCGCGCCTTGAGGCCCTCGGCGGAGTCGGCCCATACGAGTTCGTCGCCGGCCTGGACGAACCAGCGGAGTTTACCGGCGCGCTCGGGGATCGGGTAGCCGGTCTCCTGATCGATCCACCACGCGATGAACTCCGCGACCCATGAGTCGGCGTCGGGGTTGGTAGTCGCCATGATGCGCGGCTTGACGCCGCATGTGCTCCGGTTACGGCTGAGCATGTAAAAAAACTGAGTGCGGCTGAAGTGCGTCAACTCGTCGAACCCTATCAGGCAGATCTGCGAGCCCTGCCAGTCATAGCGGTTCCGCTCCCACTCCATATGGGCAAAGGAGACCGCGGCGCCGGAGGGGAACCGCCACTCGAGCTGCTGCTCTCGGGGCGTGCCGTTGAGGCGCGAGTATATCTCCTGGCTCTCATCCCAGAGGCCGCCCTCGGCCCGGACCTGTGTGGTGGTCCGGCGGAAGATGACGGCGCCGAACCCGGGGACGTGGATCCACTGGAGCGGGGCGAGGAGGAGGCCAAAGGACTTACCGCCCCCGGCCGCTCCGCCGAATATCGTTATATCGGCGTCCGACTTCAGAAAGGCTTCCTGCGGCCCGGGTTGCGGCCGGAGCCCGAGACGGTCCCAGAGGCTAGGGGGCGTGAGCGTGGGGCAGAGGTGCCGGGCGATAGCATCGGCGATCGGATTATGTGTCGAGGGCATAGAGCCTCCGGGCGATCCGCTCCCGATACTTATCAGGCAACTCTTCATCAAGGACGGCAAGCACTTGTTTGAACTCAGGGGATTGGAGGAGGTTAACCGTCATGTTCACAGTAGGCTTTCCGTCCTGGAGCTCGCCGGTGATCTTCGCGAAGAATTCCAACGTCCGCCGGACCTCTCCGAGCGCAAGACACGCCTCTCGAGTTCCTTCGCGCTCGGCGTTGTCGAGGATCGCGATCGCCCGGGTTTTGAGCATGGTCACTTGCTCGAGGAGGGTCTCGGCTTCAGCAACGTTCTTTTCCTCTTGATCTTCCACGATCTTTTTAAGCATGGTGGCCTCCTTTATCTCTTTCTTTTGCGCCGCTTTTGCGATATACTCAGCGATATGACCGTTTTTTCTATGTCGATAGAGGGCGTCCAGGGATACCCCAAACCGTTGCGCGATTTCGCGATACGTCGCCCCAGCGACGAGCGCCTTGTCGATCTCCACTCTCTGCGAGTGATTGCAGATCGTACACCGTGCTCCCGGGCGTCTATTCATCGTCGGCCTCCTGCTCTTCGAGGGCGTCCAGGGCCTGCTCGATCACTTCGTTGAGGGTTCGCGCCCGGCGCCGGATCTTGAGGAGCCAGAGCCGGGTGTGGAGGGCGGCCGAGATCGAG